CGGACGGCACTGAGGTCTACGTCGATTCTGACGAGGTAAAAAACTACCTTATCCGTGCAGACGATGTCCTCACGACTTACGGACCCGCGCGCCAGCAATGGCTCGCCCAACGCCAGCCGGCCGTCGAAGCAGCCAAGAACCTGTTCCCCGACATCTTCACCAAAGGCACCGCGCTCAACACGGCCTACCAAGCCACCGTGAAGCAAGCGCCAGAGCTGCTCAAGCTGCCCCAAGTCGAATACTGGGTCGGCCTCGCCCTCTACGGCGAACAGCAGCTCATGCAAAAGCAAGAGGCCCAAAAGGCCAAAGCCAGCGCCGCCAAGAAAGTCTCGTCAGCAAAATCAGAAGCCAAACTTCCCACGCCTGCATCCCCGGTTAGCGCAGCCAAGTCTGCCACCAAGACAAGCAGCAAAGACGCTGCAAAACGACTCTACGAACGAGGCGACCGCCAATCGCTGGAAGCCTTCGCCGAGAGTCTTCTTAGCTAACCCAAAAACAGAAAGAACCAATCATCATGCCTACTGGATCCATTTTCCCAGTGACAGGTCAGCGTGAAGACCTGAGCGACGTTATCACTATCGTCGATGCAAAAAACACGCCCTTCGTTTCGGCCGCCCGCAAAGGCGCCGACATCACCAACGCTGCCGTTTACAGCTTCCAAGCTGACAAATACAACGACCCGTCCTTCGACGGCGTTCTGAGCAACTCGGACGTTTCCACGTTCGACGATCCGGCCAAAAACCGCGCCCTCCTGAGCGCCCGCGGGCAGATGTTCCGCCGCGCCGTTAAGGTCGATACGTTCGTCCAAGAGGCCAGCGACATCGCCGGCATCGGCCGCAAGAAACAGCTCGCCGTTGGCGTTTCCAAGGCTCTCTTGGAGACCAAGCGCGACATGGAGTCCGCCTTCTGCTCCGACCGCGAAAGCCAAGAGCAGAGCGGCGCCAACCCGTATCGCACCCGCGGATTGTTCCGTTTCGTGGATAGCGCGGCACAAACTGACCTCCCGGTCCCGGCCGCCTACCGCACTCCGACCGCCAGCATCAACACCGACGCCGCGCCGACCGAGTCCGCCGTGCAGACGCTCCTCCAGAGCATCTACAGCCAGACTGGCCAGATCGACGACATGGTGCTCCTCTGCGGACCTTCGCTCAAGCGCACCTTCACCGAGTACACTCGTTTCAGCACCGGCTCGGCTGGCGCTGGCCTGTCGATCCGCACGTTCAACAACTCTGCCGACTCCAAGAAGATCGTCAGCGCTGTGAATGTGTTTGAAGGCGACTTCGGCACGCTCCGTCTGTTGCCCTCGTTGTATCTCCGTCAGAACAACTCCAGCGACACGGCGAAAAACTCGTCCGGTCTGGTGCTCAACATGGACCAGTGCGAAGTCCGCTTCGCCAAGCGTCCGGCCATGCGGGAGCTTCCCGACCTCGGCGGCGGCCCTCGCGCGCTGATCGATGCTATCGCTTCGGTCACCTGCTTGGCCCCGCAGTCCCAGGGCAAGTTCACCGCCGGTGTGGCGCTCGCAGCCTAATCATTAACCAAGGAACAAACTTAAAATGAAAGTCTACGAACTGCCCTACGAAAGCAAAGCGGCCTTTGGCTACTCCCATAAGGTCATCCTCGACCACAACGACCTCAGCGACACCGATGACGCCCAGACGATCAATTTGATCCCTGTCGTTGCCGGAACGGTTGTCAAAGCCGCAGCGACAAACCTGACATCCGTGTTTGACAGCTCGGACGCTACGACCATCACCACCACGGTGAAGATTGGTCACAACGACGCGACCGCCGACGACGATGCGTTCATCGCGTCTCAGGAGTTGAACCCCAGCGGAACCGAAGTGTTCTACAAGGTCAACCCCTCTGCGACCCCGTTCGTGTTCACGGAAGGCACGGCAGCCTCTCCCAAGTATATCCAAGCGGCCTTCGCTTGCACTACTGGCGACAGCCTTGCGGATCACAACGCCGGCGAACTGGAGGTCTTCCTCCACATCGCCAACGTCAACGCGCTCTAAGTCAGACCAAGTCTTGAATCACCTGCGGCGTCTCCGGGCGCCGCAGCTTTCAGGATGGCCGACTCACTCTGGACCGGCATCGCCAACGACCTGGGCGATGAGATGGCCCACCTCGTCAAAGAGGAACTCCTCACAGGTTGGAACGCCAAGGCCGTCATGGCCGGCCTTGAGCAGCAGCGCATCGCGCAGGCCAACGAGCGCCTCGAGCAATGCGCCGTTGAAGGCATCGGACAGCACACCATGAGCATCGACGCCGATGTCTACTGGGCTTGGGAAAAAACCGAACCCGGTTGCTGGGCCGACAAAGGCTGGCGCGACGACTTCAAAAAGCGCCACCCCGAGACCGCCGTCCACTACACCCCGCGCCGCACCACGGTGCTTGTCCCTTAAATGATCAAAGCACCCGACCGCGACAAAATCTCCGAGATCCTCTCGGACATCGATGAAGCCGACGCCGATGGCAGCGGCTACGTCCAGCGCAAGCTGCGCAACTGGAACACCCGCTTCTGCATCTGGGCCGGCCAGACCGACGACGGTCGCAAGCACCAAGAAGCCCTCGGCAAGCGCCCATTCCCTTGGGACAAGTCCCTCGATTCTCGCGTTCGCTTGGCCGACACCATTTGCCGAGATCACATTGCGATGCTCACGAACGCCTTCTTCAAGGCGCGCGTCCAAGTCCAGCCCGTCGAGTCCATGGACATCGACAAACGCAGCGCCGCGGAAAGTGTGTTGAAATGGCTCCTCTTCCAGCACGTCCTTGATGATCTCCGCAGGGAAGTGCAGCTCGCCGCCAACTTCCGCGAGACCTACGGCCTCGCCGTCATGGCCGTCGATTGGATCAAGACCACCCGCACCGAGATCAAGTCATTCTCCATGGAGGACGCCATGGCCATGCTGCAGGAGTCGCAAGACCCCAACCTGCAAGCCCTCCTCGAAGTCGTCCTCGACCCCGAGCAGGAAGAACTCGCCGCCCAGCTCATGGGCGAAGTCATCCCGGAACTCGGCACCACCGCCAAAGTCCGCCAGTTCCGCGAAAAAGGCTTCGTCGAATGGGAGCAGCCCTACGTTTTTGAAAGCCGGCCCCAGTGGACCGCCCTCGAGCCCTGGGAAGACATCATCTTCCCCGCCCAGACCTACTCATTACAGCGTGCCGCGTTCGTTGCCCGACGCGAGCTAATGACCGAACCGGAGTTGCGCGAACGTGCCGCTGTTGAGGGCTGGGACGACAAATGGGTCGAGCAAGTCGTGGAGAAGAAAGGCGACATCCGCCGCATCTCACTGAACCTCCACCGCAGCGACCAGTTCCTCTACGACCACCAGCGCGACATGATCGAGATCTGGCACGTCTACAGGAAGGAGCACGACGACCGCACCAAGGCCATGCGCGTCACCCGCACCGTCCTCAGCTACCACGTTCCCGACCGCACCGCCGTCCACGACATTTTACCCTACGCCCACGCGCTCTATCCCTTCGTCGAGCTGCCCCGCGAGCGCGCCTCACGCCCCATCTTGGAGTCCCGCGGCGTGCCGGAGATCGTCCAGACCGCCCAGGAAGAAGTCAAAATCCAACGCGACATGCGAGGCGACCGCGCCAGCATAGTCACCCTGCCTCCGCTCAAAACGCCTGCCGCGCGCGGCAAGATGGACCTCATCATGGGGCCGGGCGTCCAAATCCCCGAGCGCCGCCCCGGCGAGATCTCTTGGATGAACCCGCCGCAGCCCGACGCCGGCAGCATCGAAGTCGAAATGTCTATCCGCAACGACGTGGACAACTACTTCGGCCGCATCAGCGAAGCCGTCCCGCCGCAACGCTACATGCTGCACACCCAGGAGCTGGTCGATAGCTGGCTTCTTGATATGAAGCTCTGCCTCGTCCAGACGCTCTCGCTCTGTCAACAATACATGACCGACGAAGAAGTCGCCCGCGTCACCGGCAACCCTAATCTCCCGCTCACCGCCAGCCCCGCCGACATTCGCGGCCGCTTCGACGTGACCTGCGAGTTCGACGCCCGGCTGCTCGACTCCGAAGCCCTCGGCGCCAAGTTAGACTACCTCGCCAAAGTGCTCGTTCCCTTGGACAGCTTCGGCGTCATAGATCGCGCTGGTCTCGTAAAATATATGTTCCAGGCGGTTGATCCCAACCTCGCCGGAATCCTCGTCCAAGACATCGGCCAAGCCACCGCCGCCGAGCAGGAGGACGAGCAAGTCCAGTTCGCAAAAATCAGCGCAGGCACCGAACCGCCGCTCAAAGAAGGCGGCCAAAACGCCCAAGTCCGCCTGCAAACCTTGCAGACGATCATTCAGTCCAACCCCGCCGTGCAGCAGCGCTACCAGCAAGACGAAATCTTCCGCAGCATGATCGACGC